GTCTGACCATCGGTCACAAAGAACCCATCATCACTCAGGAAGTACGTCAATGGCCCTGACTGAACCACAGATCGAGACTCGTAGCAGCCAAGATTCCTAGCAATAATGTCAAACTGAAAGAACAGCGGAGACCCGATATACGTCATCCTCGCAATTGCTCTCTCCAGCAGCACAATCCCAAATTCACCACCAGTCAAACCACGAATCTCGCCACCATCAGCAATAACCTGCTCATCCGACTGACTTCCTGCTCCTGGTGTCCAATCCGTTTCATCGTTGATGTCCGACCAGTAAACAGTAGAAATCTCGCTAGCAGTCTTTGCAGCAACCACAAAATCCCGAACAACAGTAACAAACTGAGCAGTTGGAGCAGCAGCAGCGACATCAGCAAATGCTGTACTCGACCCCATGTCCCAGGCTTGGATCTTGTCTATCCCATTCGCAGCCAGCACAACAGCACCAAACTGTGCCGTAGTCCACAGGGTGGTAGTTGAATAAGCAGGAGACGCTCTGCTTACATCATCCAACCCTGAGTCAGTAGGATCGAACTTAAACAGTTTTGTCGGGCCAGCACCAAACAGCGTTGTTGTTGATCCAAGACGACCAACAAAACTCGTCAAAAGGCTCTCAGACGCTGTAGACGATAGGTTTGCGTTAGACGGTATCGGCCCATATCCAGACGCGACAGGAAGGCAGTTTAGAGCCTCTGTCAGCCCTCCTGCTATCCCAGGTCGGTCAGGTGTCCATTTGCCGAATGCGAGTCTCATTGCACCGTCCAAGTGTTCGATTGTGCGATTGTATCAATCCACACGTTAGCGTCAGGCACATCCTCAATCCAGTTATTTGATTGCTCGATTGCATAAATCCATGCGTTTGCAGAAGGTTCACCATCAATCCAGTTGTTCGGAACCTCATCTGGTATCGACCATACCCCAATCACATCAACCAGACCAACTGACCCAACCATCCCGAAACCAGTAACGTCGAGATAGTTGTTTGACTCCAGAGTGATAGTACCAAGCGCAGTTGTACCCTGTACACCTGTAACAGGGACAACGATCAGAACATTCGCATTACCAATCTGGCCTGTTGCCTGAACCCCTGTCGTGACTACAACAGCATCAGCGGTAACTACGACAGACCCAACAAACCCTGTGGCCGATACACCAGTTGCATCTACAACAGCTTTCGCAACTACCGTGACCGAACCTAGTTCACCAGTAGCAGAGACACCCGTTACTGGAGCGTTTATGTTTATAGCAACAACTGCCGTACCAACTTCACCGGATGCTGATACACCAGTTGCATCTACAACAGCTTTCGCAACTACCGTGACTGATCCCAACTGATTAGTAGCGAAAACCCCAGTTACAGGGACGTTTGCATCACCCGTAATAACTACAAAACCGACCCCACCAGAGGCTGCAACACCAGTAACAACAACAAGAACAGCACTCTCTGGCAGACCAGAAAACGGTGCTTCAGAGAATGCGGATATGCCGAACATTAAACAGCCGTTCCTTGAAGCAAAGCAACCAGCGCGGCCTTCTGCTCATCGTTCAGCGCAGCCAGCGGATCGACCGGGACAATCTCAGGCTCTGGCGCAGGCTGAAGCATCCACACCTGCCGCCAGACTTCATGCTCGTCCTGCTGCGGATCTTGCTCGACAGCGATCATGCCGGATTGCCTTGGCATCTCTGTGGGCAACACCAGCGGTATTCCCTCTGCTTGCAGCAGTTCGACATTCGCGTTGGCAGGAACGCTACCATCGGGATTGAGGAGGAATTGCTTTGGCATTTTGTCCTCGTTAGAAGAAGGTCACAACACGGACATAGCCGTTGCCACCGTTGCCGCCAGCACCGGAGTCGACTGTGTACCCTGCGCCACCGCCACCACCACCCCCTGCTGGATAACCACCTGCGCCGCCGTTGCCAGCAGTAGTGCTGCCGCTTGCACCACCACCACCACCAGAACCACCGACGAAGTAAGAAGATGCCGCTGCGCCAGCAACTCCGTTTGGTGCGCCGGTTGTATTTCCACCACCAGCGCCACCCCCTGTTGCAGCAGTTGAGCTATCAAACAACGCCCCTCCTAACCCCCCAAGCCCACCACTTCTTTCGGTTGTGCTGCTGGCTGCAAACCCACCGCCGCCACCTCCACCTCCTGATCTATATCCCCCACGATCTCCGCTTCCACCATTACTTAAACCACCACCACCGCCACTCGCCGCGTACAATGATGAAGCTAAAGCTATTTCAGCAAGACCGCCACCTGATGACCCACCAGCCGTAGATGTTGTGCCACCACCAGAACCAGAAGCTCCATTTCTTGCTACCGCAAAAGACCCAAAACTTGAATTGGTTTGCCCACTTCCTGCATTTCCGCTTGTGTCATTTGTTGTCTGAGCAGCGCCGCCAGTACCACCTGCACCAACCGTTACCGTTTCAGTCGCACCAAGCGCAGACGCCGGAATCCAAAGTTCTGTCCTGCCACCCGCAGCGCCACCTGCACCGCCACTCGCCGCAGTAGCAAGACCACCGCTAGACCGTTTCCTCCCTGACCCACCACCACCACCACCACCAAAAAGCAGGACATAAACCATCTTCGCCCCAGCAGGCTTAGTCCATGTCGATGACCCGGTACTGGTGAACTCTTGGATGTCTGCACTCGATATGCCGCCACCACCAGCAGCCCACTTCACTCCAGCAGCCACGCTGCTATCGGCAGTCAGAACATGAGTATTGGTTCCAACTGGCAGACGCACATTGCTCGTGCCGTCGTTGACAAGCAGATCACCCTTTGTCGTCAGCGGAGCGATTTGATCAGCCTGCGACAGAACCTTGACCGTCCCGCCGCTGTCCTTGAAGTACAACTTCCCGTCAGCGGTGTTGACCACCAACTCACCAGCAGACAGGCTAAGAGCAGTCGGAACCGATCCGGGTGTGCTGCTGTTTCTAAGCTGAATCGTGGTGGTGTTGCCAACCAGACTTGCTGATGTCGCAGGAACAATTTCGGAATTGTTGTCCACCAACACGGCTCGTTCTGCCGGATAGGTCAGGAATACATCCTTGCTACCCGCACCCCAGTTAACAGCAGAACCAGAATTGCTGGACTCTAAAATTGTATCTCGGCTGAGAGTCGTACCGGATGACGTATACGTCCCGATACCAACTTCCCAGTTTGTACCGTCAGTGACCGTGTAATAGGTCGTGTTTCCATCGCCAACAACGGAAAACGCCTGAAACCCAGTTACAGCACCGGCTAACGTCAACGTACCTGTGCCGGTAGTGGTCGTGGTTTCCTTGACCCGATCTTTTACGACAAGTGCCATGATCTACCTTTAGGCAATTCGGATGATCGCGTTACTTGCATCGGCAGTCGGGAACTGAACAACGAAATCACCGTTCGTGCTGGTCTTGTCAGCGCCAAAATCCAGAACAGCAATTGCCTTGTTTGACTTGCTGCTGTTGTAAATCAGCGCACCCCTGGCAGTGAATGATGCGCTCGTCCAGGTGGTGTCAGTGAAGTCAACAAACGCAGTTGTCCCGCTGGAGGTAATAGAAGCTCCTGCGAGCGTGTTTCCACCAGTGGTGTACCCGGCCCCACTAGCAACCTCATTTGTGCTGCTGTAGGCCGTTGTGGAGGCTCCCAGCGTAGCTGACGAGGTGTAGAGCGCAATCTTGATCGTGTCGGTATCAAGGTCATGAGTACCACCAAGAAGCTCAACCTTGAAACTGGTGCACATTGCCTGAGAAATAGCCATTTCTTACCTCTTTGCCAGAGTCATTACCATCGGATTGCCGCTGTACTCACCCTGGTCGTCAGACGTTGTAAGGTCGGACAGCGCACGAGCATACAATCCAGCCCAGACAGCAAGCCGATTGTCGTTCATGAGATACGGTTCTGCCTCTGATAGGGACCCGTACAACAACAGATCAGGACAGACGCTCATGAATGCGTTTGTACTTACGCTGTCGCTCAGGAAAGTCGGAGCAGCGTAATACAGCATATAAACCGTGTAATTCGTGTCTGGTGTCGGCGCAAGCTGTATCTCATCCGCAAGGATGGTGTACTGAATTGGCCTTCCAGATTCCTGCGTCCTAGCGTTCCGAGTGAACACAGACGGAGATAGATAGTTCAGAGGCTGTTCTGGATTCGTATTGAGATACAAGTTCCGCATCTCAATGAAGTCTGTCGGCAGTCCAACAGTCGAATCACCACCCGTTGCAGAGGTGTATGCAAGTTTCAGCATCTGCCTGATACGCAGATTTCGACGAAGCCTTACCTCTGCCAGCCGGATGAAGTCAGGTATCTGGCTAGTGAGATCGCTTCTTGCGAGATAGTTTGCGACCGTCGTCTTTAGATCGCTGTACGTTGCCAGGGCCATTTATGTCATCCCAGCCAAAGGTTTTAACCCCGATATGCCCTATGTGCATCGACAAATCGTGGTCAACAAACACGGGAACGTCATTCTCAAGACACCGAACGCAGAAGGTGACATCCTCGCCAATCACGTTTCCATGATCCGTCCAGATGATGTCATGCCAAGGTTTCGGTATCTTTTTGAATACCTCAGTCCTCACAAGTGTAACACCGAACCCTACAGCGGTCACTTGCTCAATCCCTGACTTTCCTCTGCTCTCGATCTTCGTCCAGACCTGTTTAACAGCCCCAGGATCGCTTTTGTCGATCTTTAGGTTCATTGCCGTTGGCATAATCGGTTCGCGCCTCGTCGTCGCATTAACACCTACTAGCGGGACATTCCTTGCGAGCAATACTTCCACAGTATTTGCCGGAAACCGCATATCGCTGTCAATCCAGACGACAGCATCAGCACCCCATTCCAGAGCTTCATCTGCTAACTTCTCTCGTTGAGTAAAGATCAGCGTACCGGGCATCTGCAATAGCTGGATCTCGTTCTGTCCTCGCTTTGCCTCATACGCACACAATCGGGCCAGATCAAAAGCAAACCCTGCCAACACAGTGTCTCGGCAGGGTACACAGATCGCAATCTTCATTGACTCCCCCTAAACAGAACCAGGATATGTTCGCCACACTCTGTTGTCTGCGTCATTCAGCCATTGCTTGAATGCTCGCTCATCCTGAACCGCAAATCCCTGCATGATCTTCTTCTTGTTCAGATCGTCGATCACCGTGAACGGCAATCTTGCGATATGCGTCATCACGTTATCAATCTTGCGGGTCGCGTTATCAACTTGGATTTTGTTTGCTTCAATGATGTGCGTTACGTCCTGCTTTGTCTCAAGCACGACAACATCATCTAGTTTGTGCGCTATGGTATAGCGCCCCTCACCAACCGAAAATAGTTCTGACATATTGTTTGAGGGAGGCAGGTTTCCCCACCTCCCTCGTTACTTACAGCGCGGGGTTCAGGTCAGCCACGATTCCGTGAGCAGCCTCGTTCCGCATCTCCAGCGTGAACTCAGCAATAAGCTGGGTCTTTTCGCTGTCGCCGGTACGAGCAAGCTCATTCGTCGCAAACGGTCGCAGATACGCAACCGCAGCGTACTCAGGATCAAGCAGCAGAGCGTCACGAGTCCGCATAAATCGATCCGGCGTTACCGACAGCGTACCGAAATCGCTCATGTAGACATCCGCAGCGCCGATAATGGTCGTCGGCTGATCACCGGGAGCCATGTAACGCTGCGCCGCGATACCCGCAAAGCTCGACACCTTCTGCTTCAGTCCGCTGTTGACCACCAGCAGTTTCGGGTTTCCGCCAGAAACAAAACACTCAGCAACAACCTCTTTCAGAAGCGTTTCGGTAAAGGTACGGGTAGCACCATCCGAACGGGTCGAGACACCAATCGTCGTGGGATCGGTTCCAGACGTACCGGCAGAGGTATTGGTCTTCAGCCAGGACAGAATTGCACCCAGCTTCCGAGCAGTCGAACCAGAACCAGCATCACGCCCTTGATTGGCCGTGATAATGGTTTCCATGTCCCGCTTGAGTTCCTGCGAAGCCTTGGAAAGCTGGTAAGCCTTCTCAGATTTACGCCCCGCCTTATTCACGGATTCCAATGTGTTTGAGACCTGGATTGTCTTTTGAACGATTTGACAATAATTTCCCAAACGGGTCGTCGGGCTGATGGTAGCAGCAACCGCGTCCGCCCCCTCAACGGCCGCATTCGCTGCCGTAGCCGAGGCAAGTGAATCGCTTTGCCACTCATGAAAAACAGCCGTAGCCTTAGTCCGAGCCAGAGTGCTCAGGATCGGGGTTTCGGTCGGGGAGATGTCATAGATGACATCAATCAGGTCTTCGCGCTGACCAATCGCGGTATGTGCGGTAAAAGTTGACATTTGAGTTAATCCTACAAGAATCGTTCAAAAATAGCCGCAGCATCTTTGGTTTTCCCTGACTGCCGCAGCACCTTGCGCTGTGCCTGATATTGCTTTTGCTCCGGTGGCGCACTCGTCGCCGTACCGGGCCTAAGCATCCTTGGAGCTTCCGTAACCTTCTTGGTTACCTCTGGCCTGCCCTTGACCAGTTTGTCGTACTGAGCAGCCTTCCAAAGAGCCAGAACAGCCCTGCTATCGTAAACCTGCGCCAGATCATCATCCGTGAAACCAACCTGCTTCGCAGCGCTCCGGATTTCATTGCGAACGGTTGTACCTTTCTCTGGATCTGCGAACTCCGGTATCGCTTGAAACAGTTTCTGCTGCTCTTCAGCTACCAACTGCTGCACCCTCTGCTGATGCTCCGTTTGTTGCTGTAACGCAAGACGTTGCCTCTCAGCCTGAATCGCATACAACTGCTGCTGACGCTGCTGCTGCTCCGCGACCTTCACCGCATAACCAATCGGATCAGATTCCTTCAGCGCATTCAAATCCTCTTGCGGTTCCTGATGGCTCAACACCTGCTCGATCATCTGCAAACGTTGAGCATACTGGTCACGCAAGGTTTTCGCTTGCTCTACAGCAGCCTTCTCAGCCTCTACAGCCTTTCGCTGTTCTGCAAGCGTCTGGGTTTTCTGAGTGTAATCCCGGCCTTGCTGATAGCCTTTGATCAAGTCATCGAGCGTTACCTCTACCTCCTCACCCGCCGCTTTAATACGGTAGCGCGGAGTTTCCTGCTCTACTTCCTGCTCTTCGGCTTCAGGCTGCTGAATCTGTTCTTCCTGGGCTTCAGGAGTCGGCTGTTCGCCTTCCTCACCACCCATTAGTCCCATGATCGCAGCAGCACCAGTATTTACATCCAGCGGTACACTTCCATTCGGATTGGTGTCCATTCAAACCCCTAAAGTATCTTCCATCGTTTAGACCGAATCTCAGTCGTTTCTGCTATTGCTTGGAAATGACTATAGATTTGATCTATTGCACGAATCATTTTATACGCTGATTCGCGTTTGTCAATTTCATCATCATTAGATGACGTTATGACATCTAAATGCATCTGCCGCATATACTGCAACTCTTCTCTGAATGCATCATCCCGCAGCAGATTTGCAGCACGTTCAGGTGTCATCCTCATCCCGGGATCTCAACATTTCGGCTGATTCCCGCACCAATCTTGGCTGCTTTCAACTGAGCCTCAACTTGGAATTCTGCCTGTTTCAACTCCAAATCTGCCGCCGCTTTTTCCCTTGCAAGCTGAATATCTGCTTGAGCCTTCATCCTCTGAGTCTCAATCGCAGCCATTGCTTTCTGCTGCTCAATCTGAATCTGCGCCTGTGCTTGAGCCATCATC